TTGCTGCGTGGGCGCCGGGCTCCGGGCCGGGCAATAGGGGCGCCGGCGGGGGGTGGGGGGGGTTCAATCCATCAAGGGGGGGCAAGGGGCGCCGGTGCTGCCGGTCCGCCGGCGGGGATCGCCGGCGGGCTCGGGCAGGGTTAATCAATTTCAATCATTTCCCCAAAGGGCGCCGGCTTGGTGGTCCAGGGTTTTTTTACCTTGGTCCATAAAACGGGGTAGTCGGGTTCCTCGGGGTACTTGTTGCAATCCATGTCGGTTAAGTAGATGAGGGCGGCGGGCTGCTCTTGCTGCTCCTCTATCCATGTGAAGGGGGGCCGGAAGTCGGTTCCGCCTCCGCCTTTTGCCTTGAGGGTCAAGGGGAGGTCTGCCCTGGTGAAAGTCTCCGTCTCTTTTATCCGGGTGTCGCAATATAAAACCGTGATTTCCGTCTCGGCGGTCATTTCCAGAATTGCGCTTACCTCGGCGGCGAATTGGTCAAGGTCGCGTTGATCAATGCTGCCCGATGTATCGACAGTTATCACAAGTTGGGGGAGCTCGTTACTTCTCAGGGTGGGGAGGAAAATACCTTGTGACAGGTAATTACTGTTTAAGGTGGTCCAGGTGTAATCATTCCGGGCGGTGCGTTCCAGGAATTGCCTTAGCAAGTCCTGCCAGGGTACTCGGGGGTTGATAATCGCCTTGACAAGTCGGTCAAGAAAGCCGGGGAGGTTACCGCACGCGGCCGCTTGTTGTGCGGCCTGTTGTGCGGCTATTTTCCAGTTGGCTTCCTCCTCGGCTAGCTTCGCCGGGGTCAAGGGCTGCCCGGTGTCCGGGTCGGTGGCGTCTCTGACTTCACCGCGGCCGGCTCCGGGCTGTCTGCCGGGCTGCTGCTGCCCGGGGGCGGGGGTCTGACCCTGTCCTGGCTGCTGCGGGCCGGGGGCGCCGGGGGCCTGGCCTGGGGCGCCGGGCCGCTGCCCGGGTTGCTGTCCCTGTTGCGGCTGCGGCTGTCCCTGTCCCTGCCCGGGTTGCTGCTGCGGTTGCTGCTGCTGTTGGGGTCCCTGGCCTGGCTGCGGTTTCGGCTGCGGGCTCTTTTTCTTCCTCCCCATGGCGTCAAAAATCTGCTCGGCGCTCATGTCTCGATACTCGGGGAGGGGTTGACAGTCGGCGGGGAGGGCGCTGCCGGCCTGGGCCAGTATGTGAAAAATGGCCTGGTCTGCTGCGACGTTCCATTGTTGCGGGTCGCGGCCGTTGCGCCGGGTGTGGTGTTGCAGGAAACAATGAAGCGTTTCCTCTTCCCAAAGTCCTTTGACTTCCTCTAGGCTGATGCTGTTGATATAAGCCGGGTCAAAACCTAGGGTCCTTCCATCGGTCCAGGCGGTTTTGCAACCTGGGTCCGATTTAAGGGTAAGTCTCAGGGCCAGGGCGCCATAAAAGGGGCGGTCCAGAATTAAGCCGGCTCGCGCCTTTATCATTTTTTGGGTCGCCTGGTCTTTCAAGGGTTCCTCCGTTTCTCGGTGATTTAGCTCCGCTTACACGCGGCCAGGTGCGCCGGCGGCGCCGGGCTCCTGGCCTGGTGTAAAAGGGTTAAATCATCACGCTGCTGTGGCGGCTGTTCCATGCGATAAATGCCCGGGTCTGTTGTACGTCCGGGTTATGTCTCACCGAATCGCGCACCATTAAAACGGAAAATTCCGGGGGTAGCCTGTCGCCATATTTGCAGATTCTTTCAAAGTTCTGCTCGCTCGCCTTGGCTGCCAGGGCGGTTGACAGGGCGTAAAGAGTCGCCGGGTCGGTGGGGACAGGGGAGTTTACCGGGTCAAGTAAGATTGCGTCGGGGCTCGGAAGCTGTCGAACAATCTTTAAAAATCCCAAAAGCTCGGCGGCGAATCCCTCGCCGGCGGCGCCGGCTATGGTTTCATATTCAAGATCCGCGTCAAGGTTCAGGCTCAAAAGCCGGGCAGCGGCAAATACCGTGCGGGGGCTCGGGCTGTTGGTCAAGTCGGCGGTGGGTTTGAAGTCGTGCAAAAGGGCCGGCCTGAATCGGATAAAGGCGGCAACCTCTATCGGGGCGCCGGTGGTCAAGTACCAGGCTAGCCAGTCCTCCGGGTCGGGGTCCAGGTTTACGATGGTAATAAACCTTGATTTGACGGGCTCCAAAATTGAGGTTACGCCGGCGCGGTCGCTCTTGCGGTTCGTGGCGGCGATAAAAGTTACATGGTCGGAAACTTTGTGGCCGTTCACGCGCCTGGCTAAAATTAGTTGCATGGCTGCGGCCTGTACCGCCGGCGGCGCCTGGCCTAAATCATCGAGGAAAAAAACGGTGGGCTTTTGGGCGGTGATAAGGGCCTTTAATTGGTCAAAGGGTAAAAAGCGGGCTTCTCCGTCCACCAAGGCGCCAAGTCCTTTAAAGTCGGTGGGGTCTGAGGTTACCGGGTGCGATATGATTAAATCGTTTTCAGCTTCCCGCGTGGCCTGGTCAACAATTTCGCTTTTCCCGGTGCCGGGGGCGCCGGTTATCAAAACGGGCTCCTTGGCGCAGATCGTCTTTGAAAGCAGTCTCTTCAGTGCGCTAGGTTTCATTTCTTTGTGCCTCCTCGGGGGGATTGTTTAAACCTGCTTACCCGGTGCCAGGGGGCGCCGGGCTCGGTGCCCGGGTCCCTGGCCTGGGGTAAAAAGGTTTAAGCTGCGGCGCCGGTGTAACCTGCCATTTTCGCCAAAAGTTCCGCGGCGGCGTCTGCCGTCTCCAGGCGGGCGAATTGGTTTTTTCTCAGGTCGTCGGGCTCGTAGGCGGTGAGGTCTTTCTCTGCTTGGGCTCTTAGTTCCTCAAGCCGGGCGTCGCCGGTGAAATTAAGGCGGGGTATCAGTTCGCAAAGGTCCCTGATGTTGTTTACAAGGGAATCTCTAAAGATTCCTTCCTTGTCCTTTAACTTCTCCATCATGTGATTGACGGCGTTCCGCAACCTCTCATAAAGGTCATTAACTGCGGCCTGTTCTGCGGCCTTGAGGCGGGCGGCTATTTCTTCCTTGATTTTGCTGACTTCGCCGGCCTGTAAGGTAACTCTGAAATCATCGGCGGCGGGAAGGGGGTCAACCTCCATTTCAAAAGAAAACTTGCTGCCGATTTTGGCGGGGTCGGGGTAGTCCGCCTGGTTAAAAAGTCCATTCAATTCATAGCGGGCCTGGCTGACAAGCGCGGGGTAGGCATCGATAAAGGCGGCAACCTCTTTTTCAAACTCTGCCTTGAGGCGCCTAATTTCGGCGGTGTATTCAAGATAGTTGGCGCTCGGTAAAATCCGGGCGCCGTCGTCTTTCCAGGGCAGGGTTTGTTGATAATGAAAAGTTCGGGCTGCGTTCTCCGCCTGGCTGATTGCTTTCAAGTGGTCCTGAGCAATCAGAATTTTGTTATAGCGGCCGCGGTCCTCGGCGGTGCCGTATTCGGCGGCAACCTTTTTTGAAACTGCCTTATCGTGCTTGCGGGCGCTCCATTTGGTCACGCTAAGTTTTACTAACATGGCCTTTTCGGTAAGGTCGTTAGACATGGGTTTTGTCCTCCTCGGGGTTTTGATTTATCTCTTTAATACAGGCGAAAAATCGAGGGCTGCCGGCCTTTTCGCCTGGGGCTAAATAGATAAATCCGGGGGGTTCCTCGTCTGAGGGTTGGTGCTGCTTTATCCCTTCCCGGGCCGTTGTTTTAGATGGGCCTAAATCCGCTTCCAGTCCTGTCCCGGGTCGGTTCAAGTTGTCAAAGAGGGGTGGCTCCTGCCCGGTCCTCCGTGCCGGCTGCCGTGTCGGTTGCCGTGTCGGTTGGTTTGTGCTGTCCTCGGTGCTGCTATTACATTGTATTCAAATTGTCTGATATGTCAATCGGTCAGAGCAATAAAAACCTTTAAAAAATATGTGTTGCCTTTAGTGCTTGTATTTATTAGGATATTTCAGACATAAAAGCCGGGGGAAAAAATAATAAAGTGAAATATTATGTGGGGGTTGATGTGGGTGGTTCCGGGGGGATAGGAATATTAGACAGGGCCGGCGGCGTGGTGGGGGCTCATAGGTGGCAAGTGAAAAACCCGGTGCTTTTGTATAACCTTTTATCAATTATTAGAGGGTTAATAGATAATATATATATTGAGCTAGTCCAGACATTTCCGCAAAAAGACTCGGGTTTTCAAAATAAAAATCAAGGGCTCTTGGTCAACCTGGGAGTCTGGCAAGGGTGGTGCATGGCTCTTGGGCTGCCGGCGGTCCTGGTTTCTCCGTTAACCTGGCAAGCTGCTTTTGGGCTGTCACATTGGCAGGCGCGCAAGTCAGAAAGTCCTCTAGAGTTGGCGCGCCGGTTGTGGCCTGGGGCTCCTCTTGAGTTCAAGTGCGACGATGGGCGCGCCGTCGGGCTCCTCCTCGCTGAGCTAGCGCGCCGTGATTCCTTGGCGGGGTTTGATCGGGCTGCGGTCCAGATCCAGAAAAAGGAAAAAGAGAAATTGAGGCGAAAAGCGGCAAGGGCAAAGGTCAGGGCCGGCGGGGATCGTCAATCCTGCTGGCTCTGATGAGGTCATTTTTTAGCCTGGGAGGGTCAAAAGGTGGGAAAAGGTAAAAATGGGGTTGACTTCGGGGTTGCTGTTGGGGAGGTCCAGGGCGAAAAGAAACAGGGCCGCGGCCGGCCTATCAAACTGCCTTGGGAAAAAAAGCCGGCCAGGGGCGCGGCCAGGTCGCCGGCCAAAAAAAAGCCGGCTGCCGGCAAGCTTTCCGGTAAGGATAAAGCCGGACTATCTATTACTAATAATTATCTAGAGAATAATAATGTGAATATCTGTTCAGAAGAATTTAAAGAATTAATTAAGAATGATAATCCCGATTTCAACTCTGCCCGGGCTCTTGGTGAGCAATTAACCGTTAAGGAGCTAAAATTCCTTGAGATTTACCTTTCAGGGGAGGGTGACAGGATTCAATCAATGAAGTTAGCGGGTTATGACGGGCTCTCTGATAGTATGCTCTACCTGATATCGCGAAAAATTGTGGAAAAGTATGAGGCGGGCGGGGGGGTTGGGCCTAAGGTCCTGCGGGCGGTGGGGCTCGGTGAGCTAAAAATCGCCAAGCTACTGAAATCCATAGCTGAAACTGCTAAAAGTGATTTGGTCCGCCTTGAGGCGCTTAAATTCGCGGCTAACTGCCTGGGGATGAGCAAGCCGGATGAGACTTTCCAGGGGTTTTCCATCGTCTTTAATCCGCCGGCCGGGGGTTCGGCTGCCGACAAGCCGGTTGAGGCGGCGCCGGCGGTCCCTGTCCAGGTGAAAGCCTTACAGATTACCCGGTAAAAAGTACCGCTTTTGAATAAAAGCGGGCCTATCTCCTGCCGGCCTTGTCCCTGCCTTGTGGCTGATGCCTGTCACATGGTTACCTATACGGCTGTATAGTATTCCTTTATAACTGCTGCTGCCGGCCTGGTCCCTCCCCTGCCTGGTCCCCTGCCTGCCGCCATGCCTGCGGGAAACCACGGGCGCCCGGGAGAGGAACCCGGGGGCGGGACTCCACCCCCCCCGTCTATTCAATATCCCGTCCACCCACTTTTCCTCAAACCATTCTGACAATCCCGACAACTCTCCATTCCCTCATACAGAGCTACCTCTCGCCTTCTTACTACATTTTCGGCCAAACTTCTTGATTTTAGCCGTTTTTGTAGTGGGTTTCCTGAGGCAAGGCAAAGGGTCGAGGGGAAGCGCCTAGACGCCGTGACAAAGAGCTAGCGGATTTTGGCAATGGGTTTAAGGGTCCCTTCGGGCTGGTGCCCTGGACCTTCACTACCTGGAATCTTTAATGACATTCCCGACAATCCCTATTCATCACGCTCAGATGGCTTTTTATTTTACTGAATCTGTCTTACTGACATATTTTCTTGACATATAAGACAGAGGGATGGTAAGAAGGTGTCACAATAAGCGGCGGGGGTGGGAGCATGCTTTTCTGTCCGAAATGCGGGCGAGAGATGGAAAAATGGGGCGAGGTAGGTTGGTTTCGTTGTCTGAACTGTGGTGTAGGGGGGACGATAGAGCTTGTGGAGTGGCTGCGCAAGATTCTGACCTTTACCAAGGGGATTTTGAACGTGCCTCGTCCGGAGTGGCGGCATGAAGCCTAACCATCATTTACTGCGGAATTTTTACGTTGTGGCGCCCGTATCGAACCCGGTGAGGTTTCGGCAGCGGTATGAGGTTTTCAAGAGGTTCCGGGAGTTCGTGCTGAACGCCGGGGGGAGGTTGGTGGTAGTGGAGTTGGTGCAAGGTGACCGGGCGCACCAGGTGACAGAGCCGGGGGACCCCTACACGGAGATTCAGTTACGGACCCGGGAGGAGCTTTGGTTCAAGGAGAACATGATCAACATCGCTATCAGCCGGCTGCCTGAGGATTGGGAGTATGTGGCGTGGGTGGACGCCGACCTTATCTTTACGAGGCGGGATTGGCTGCTGGAGACGGTGGAGCAGCTGCAGCATTTCGCCGTGGTGCAAATGTGGCAGACGGCGGTGGACCTGGGGCCGACTGAGGAAGTAATGCAGGTGCACAAGAGCTTTGGCTATGTGCATTGGCGGGACGGCAACAGGATCAAGGTCATTTGGGATAAAAATTACGACTTCCCGCACCCGGGTTATGCGTGGGCGGCCAGGCGGGAATTTTTCGACAGTGTGGGCGGGTTGATGGACCGGGCGATTTTGGGGGCGGCGGACACGCACATGGCTTTCGCTCTTATCGGCCGGGGGGCTGAAACCTACCATCAGGGGGTGACACCCAACTACAAGTTGATGGTTTCTCAATGGCAGGAGCGGGCCCTGGACCTGGTGCACAAGAATGTGGGGTTCGTGCCCGGGACCATTTTGCATTACTGGCACGGCAAGAAAGCGGACCGGCGCTATCAGGACCGGTGGAAGATCCTGGTGGACAACAAATATGACCCGGTGGCGGACCTGAAACGGGATTGGCAGGGGTTGTTGAGCCTGGATCGCCGGCGGACTAAGCTGCGGGATGACATTCGGAAGTATTTCCGGGCCAGGAACGAGGACAGCATTGACCTCACCTAAGCATGAGCGCAAGCTCCCGGGCCGGCGAATCTGCCCTCTTTTCCAGGCGGCTATGGTCCTGGCCTTGGCCCTGGCGGACATGAAGCCCTGGCACGATCCCCGTCATACATATTGTCTTGAGGGGGCCTGCGGTTGGTATCGAGGCGGGGCCTGCTCTTTCTTGAAGAGTGAATAACCGCCGGCAGACCTTTGGCTCACGGCGGATATTCCCGGCGGTCCCGGCGCCGGTTGGTTGATGGTGCACTGTTGCTGAAAATGGCGAAAACCCGGGTTGGCGGCGGGGGCCAACCCACCTTTAGGAGCCAACATGACCGAACCGATCACCCGGGATTTCCAAGAGACGCCTCTCACCCAGGAGGAATTTCTCGACGCCATGATGGAGTTGAAGGATTTCTTGAAGGAGTTTTGCGAGAGGCGCAAGGTCGGCTTGGTCATAGGGGCGTCGAGCTATAACCGGGAGGCCCCCGATAGGTTCTACACGGCGGCGGCGATATACGCCGGCCCCAACTTGCTCCTCCAGGCCATGCACAAGATGGAGCTTGCGGCCGCCGACATTCTGAGGCTGTGGACCGTGGCTAATGAGCACAAGAATTAGGGGGCGCGATGGTCAAGTGCGAAAGATGCGGGGCTGTGAATCGTGGTTATAAGGGCCCTGATGAAAAGGGAGATTATTTCTTCGATTGTGGCTGCCCGATTCCCCGGGAAACCCCTGCCGCCAGGGAGGTAATGGCGGCCCCCGGCGCCTCAAGGGTGAACGAGTCTGCTCCTGCCGCCAGAGCAGAGAAAAACGGCGGCACTTCTTTTGGAGGTGACAATGCCTGAAATGCAACCGGTGGAATCCTCCACCATCAGGGAGATCGGCTTTGATGAGGCCGGCGAGAAGCTGTTGGTGAGGTTCAAAGACGGGGGCCTCTACACTTACAGCGACGTCCCCAAGGAAGTTTACGAGGAAATGCTGTCCGCCCGATCAGTGGGCCGGTATTTCCACCAAAACGTCCGTCTGCAATTCTCCTGCGAGGGGCCGATGAAGGAGGGGTTTAACTGATGTTCGCCAAGGCTCTGCCTTACCTCGGGTTTTGGTTCATGGTGTGCCTGTCCATGGTGGCCCTGGTGTTCCTGTTTTTTGGTGGCCTGCGCCTGGTCACCTGCTTTCAAAGGACGCGACTATGAGGGCTTTGGGTGGCCTATTGGTGTTGGCCCTGCTCATCTCTTTCCCAGGCGTCGGCCTGGCGCAACTCCCTCCCAAGCCCCGGATCGGACGGCTGTACCTCCCCGATGAGTATTGGGGTTACATGGTGGAGGCCGGGAAGCTATACGGGGTGGACCCCTGCTTGATAATGGCGACGGCTGCCATTGAGAGCCGGTTCGACGCTGAGGCGTCCTCCGGGCACGGCGCCTGTATCGGGCTCATGCAGCTGCACAAGGACACGGCCCGGAGCCTGGGCGTCAATCCGTGGGATCCCCGGGAGAACATCAAGGGCGGCACCATGGTCCTCGCCAAGTTCCTGCGCCGTTACCACGGGGACCTCAGGCGGGTTTACTCCAAGTATAACGCCCGCTTCAACAACAGTTATTTCCGGGAAATCGAGAAGGCGTACCACCAAGCAATCTCGACGATGAAATGAGCATTATCAAGTCCATTTCTTTCAGCCAAGCGGAAATACTCCACAACATCGCGGCGCTTCATACCGGGGGCATTGAGGCCGACGTCACCTTCGGCTCGGGCTGCTTTTACCGGGGAGAGCCCAGGCCCATCTTTTGCTCCGACCTGGCTCCCCGGAAGCCCGGCGTGATCCCTGCGGACGTCCGGGCCCTGCCCCTCAAAGACGGCTGCCTGGGCTCGGTAATTTTTGATCCCCCGTTCATGGCAAGGACGGGGCCGGGCGCCTGTCTCAAGTCCAGATTCGGGGAGATAGTGGGGACCATCCGGGACCTGTGGGCCTTCTACCGTGCGGCCCTCGTGGAGATTCACCGCGTCCTCAAGCCCGGGGGTTGGCTCATCTTCAAATGCCAGGACGGGGTTCTTTCCGGCAAAAACAATTTCACCCACGCGGAAATCTACATCATGGCGGCGGATATCGGTTTCCGGCCGGTGGACCTTTTCGTCCTCCTGGCGAAAAACCGCATGATGCACCCGAAGCACCAGGTCCAGAAGCACGCCCGGAAATACCACAGCTATTTTTGGGTGATGAGGAAGGCTAAAAAGCGCAACTATTTCGAGGGGTAGTATATATACCAACCCTCTGAAATAGTTGAAGGTGAGGGAGATGAACGAACAGCAGCGCAACTTGGCGGATTGGATTCGGGACCTGCACCAGGAGAAAGGCCTCTCTGAGAGGGCCATTTTTGACCACTTCGGCGGCTCCGTGCCCCTGGTCCAGATTCAGGGTATCCTTAACCCCCGGGCCGACTCGGACCATGACGGGGATCTGGACTGATGCCCAAGAGAAGCACGTGTCGAGGCTGTGGGGTGGAAATTCTATGGATCGAGACGACCAACGGGAAGATGATGCCCTGCGAAGTCAAGCAGACCACGGTGGTCACCCCCAAGGGCCAGGTGGTTTATGGTCATATCCCATTGGGGCAACTGCCCCAAGGCTGCCGACTTCAAATGACCGAAAAAGAATCTGAGAAAATGAGGCGTCTGGAGTTTGCTCAGGTATATCTTTCCTCCCAAACTAGGGCGATTCAGTCCATTCTCCGGGGGGAGCCGACTATATGGGAGCCGCCGCGCTTGGAGGAAGGAGAACTCACGCCAGAGAAGAGCCTTAAAATGTGACATCTAAGTAATTAACAAGACCGTTCTATTAATTCTATCGCCTCTGGCGTCCCATAGCTGCCAGGGATCACGTCAAGTAAAAGGATGTCGTGTACTTGGCCCGATAAACACCCTGCCCTTATCACAGCCCCCTGCGCCACTGCCAGTTCGGGGTCCACACCTCGGGATGGCGTAATTCCCAATTCTTCCTTTACCATCTGGCTTATATAGGGAATGCGGCTGGTACCCAGGTCTATGCCGAGGACTTTCAATTATCCCTCCAAATCGGCAACTTGAATTTGCTGTGCCTCTTCTCCTAAGAGGCAGGATAGCACAAGTGACTCATGAAATAAAATTGCCATTACCGGTTTTGGATGGCTCAGATAGCGAGGGGTTAAGATCTGGGTATAGAAGGGTTCTGTGGGGGGGCCACCCCCCTGCCATCCGGTATTGCTAGGTATTGCCTGGGTACTACTCAGAATCATCAAGCCCACGAAACTTTAATTTAATTTTTTTCTTTGTAGTTTTCCCTCATAGTGAGTTTTTTCCAACACACCATTCTTTTTCCTACAAATTTTGTCCTTGCTTTTGCTTTTACACACGTTTATCGCTTTATCATGCAAGTGGATTTCGTCAAAACATTTGGGCCGACTGTTCAAGACTTTATATGGTCAAATAAGACAATTACTGTATTAATTGCGCCTCTTGGTGAAGGGAAAACCTTCGGTTGTATAGCGGCTATGATAACCCACGCCAAGAAAGCGGGAGTTCCCATTCGCTGCGCAATCGTACGTGACACTCTGGAAAATATCAAACTCAGCATTGTTCCTTCAATACAAGAGTTTTTCCGGGAATTTTTCCCCTATTCCTCCAAATTTTACCGCTTCAAAAACGAATACAAAGAACTGACCATAAAGTTGCCGGGCGTCCCGGTTATTACTGTGGACCTCTTCGGGATTGACGATCCGGCTTCTCTTGAAAGGTTAAAGGGCTCCTCCGCCTACTCCCTGATCTGGCTAAATGAGCCCGCCCCCATCGCGGATAAGGCCAACGCCGGCCTCTCTGAGGACGTTTACAAGGTGGCCGTGGTCCGGGCCGTCCGCTACAAGGGCGCCAAAGGCCGGCTGATCGTGGACATGAACCCGGCGGACATGGAGCATTGGACGTATCGGGCCTTCAAGTTGGAGCCTGACGTCGATCCTGAGTTCCCCCTCATTCAGAAACAGGTCTGGCACGTGCCTTACGGGGAAAACAAGCATCTCAAAGAGGAATCCCGCCAGGCTGCCAAGCGCATGTATAAGGACGACCCGGCCAACTATGCCCGGTACGTCAAAGGCGAGTTCGCCACCATCCCTCTCGGCACCAAGGTCACGCCGGCCTATAACCGCATACGCCACCTTTCCGAGTTCCTTCTGGAGCCGGCCCCCGGGTTGGAGAGCTTCGCCTTCTTCGACGCCTGGGGCAACCCCTCCTGCGTCCTGGGCCAGATCACCAAAAACAACCGTCTCATCTTCCTGGACACCCTGCGGCTCCTGGGATCGGACATTGAGACGCTGCTAGAGCTTTTGGTGATCCCCATGATCGAGAGTCCCCGGTGGCGGGGTAAGGCCAAGGCCTGGCGGGTGGGCGGGGACCGTACCATGCTTAACATGGATCAGTCCTCCCGCCTGGAGACAGCGGCCAAAAAGGTCCTGCGGGCTTTCCCGGGCTGCACCTTCGAGGGCGGGCCCACCACCTGGGCCATGATCGAGCAACATCTGCCGAAGGTCCTCAGGGCCTCCGATGAGCGCGGCGAGCCCTTGATCCTCCTCTCTTCTGACAACAACCTCCTGGATAAAGCCCTGGGGGGCGGTTGGCATTACAAGGTCAATAACCAGGGGCAACGCGTCAGCACTCTGCCGGAGAAAGATGAGAACTCCCACGTTGGCGATGCTTGGGCCAACGCTGTCTGCGTGTTGCTGCCCTCACGGGTGAGCAAACTCCCCCGGGGGAGAGCCCGTCAAGCCGCCATGCGTGCGAAACGGCGGGCCAACAGCTACGCGGTAGGAGGTATTCCGGTAAGTGGACAGCAACACAGCGGGTTTTAACGGTTGGAAGGAAGTCCAGTTTTTCGAGGGCAAAGACGAGGCCGGCAACATGACCGGGCGTCAGGGATACAGGAACATCGTCAACGGCGAAGCCTGTATCCCTGAGAACGGTTGGGACGGGGCCCCGCCTTACGCAACCGGGGACTTGGCGGCCTGCCGGCACAACTCAGAACTCTACCGGCAAAATTACGATCAGATCCGGTGGGACTAGGGGGGGCGCACCTATGCCGATGAAGAAAGGCAAAACCCAGGAAACCATCTCCGGGAATATCTCGGAGTTTCATAAGGGCGACACCTACGCCCATACCAAGGCCAAATTCGGCAAAGGGAAAGCCGATAAACAGGCCGTGGCTGCGGCCATGAACGCCGCCGGCCAGGACCAGGACAAGGTGAAGCACACCCCCACCGGGGGCTTGCACAAAAAAAAGCTGTAGGAGGGGGACATGGCTGACGATCCGAAAGCTGCTGCTCCAAAGGCAGACAAGGTTGAAGTGAAGCAAACCGACACGGGCAACCTGTCGATCCTGGACAAGGTGAAAAACGCGGTGGCGGGCAAGCTCGACAGCGTGGACAAGGCCGTCAATCCTTTCCGGAAGGTCAAGGATCAGCTTAATAGCGGGGTAAATGGGTAATGCCTGCGGTCCCGGAAGATCCCACGCAAGAGGTCCAACGTCTCCGCAATCAGTTGGAGACCAAGGCCGGCGCCCCGGAAAAGCCCGAGCCCGAGCTTGACGAGAAGGAGCTCGCGGAGCGGGAGGAGGCTGCCCAGGCTTACGCCGGGGAGGATGAGGCCCACTTCGTCCGCTTCCTTGACGATTGCGTGCAAATGTCCGTGGACGCCATGCGGAATATCCGGCAGAAACAGCGGGAGTGTTGGGACGTTTACCTGGAAAAGGAGCCCCCGAGCTATGCCCTCAAGGAGAGTTGGCAGAGCCGGGTGGTGGTCCCCAAACCCTTTTCTTCGGTGCAGTTCTTCCTCGCTATCGTGCGCAAGGCCTTTGAGCCGCAATTCCTCTCCATCGAGAACGAGAGTGACCCGGAAGCCGCGGAGATCTGGCGCGAGCTCATGAACATCATGCTCTCCCGGACCTATGCCAACTTCCCCATCCAGTTTATCGACGCGACGGGCATGGGGGCCGCGGTGGGCCAGAGCATGGAAATGATCCCAGTGTGGCGCCCGGGCCGGGGCCTCGACTATATCCTGGTGCCCCCAGCCCTGATTCAGCGGGACCCGGATTCGGTGGGACGCCGGCCGCAATCGGGTATGTATTGGGTGCACCAGGAATGGATGGACTACCATGTCCTCAAGCAACAAGAGGGCCAGGGGATTTTAAAGAACGTCCCCTATCTCGGGCCGGGCACGAATTGGGCCAACCCCAAGGACAACCCCGACCTTGACCAGACGGAAATCCGCCGGCGCCAGGATATGCTCTGGCAGCAATCGGCTTTCCGCTCCAAGGCCCTGACCTCGGAATTTTGGGGCACGATCCTCGACAAACGTGGGGAGGTCCTGCTTCCCAACGCCACTTATACGGTGGTGGGGAACCGGGTGGTGCGGCTGCCCAAAAAGAGCCCGTATCCCACGCTGCGGTGGCCGGGGACGGGTTTCTCCCCCCTCCCCCACCTGCTGCGCTTCGATGGCCGCTCTCTCCTGGAGGGCATTACCTCGCTGTGGTACATGATGTGCAACCTCCTGGCCCTCCATGTGGATAACCTCAACTGGACGGTCAATCCCCCCACGGAAATCGACATTTCGAGCCTGGTGGACCAAGACGACATTGACGACTACCCCGGGCACCAATGGCTTACCCATGGAAGCGTCAACGGCCAACAGGTGGTGCGCACCGTGGACCGCAACAGCAAGACCGGGGACGTCCTCGCCAATATGAATTTTGCCGATCAGCGGTTCCAGGAAGGCATTATGATCAACTACGCCGCGCAAGGCTTGCCGGGTTGGAGACAACAGGTGACGGCCCGGGAGAGTGCGCAAAACCTGGAGCAAAGCATGACGGTGATGGGCCTCATGGGGGAGAACATCGAGGACGGGGCCTTGAACGCTATCGTGGCCGGGGCGGAAACCATCGCGATCAACATGACGTACCAGGAGCTTGCCGCCATGGGCGGGAAGTTCGCGGAGTACGCTCAAAAGTATGCGGACCCCTCCGCTCCCACCGGCCTCAGGCTCCCGGTGCTCACAACCGGCAGCTTCAAGGTTTCAGGCGTCGCGACCCTGATGCGCAATCAGGAGGTCATTGACGCCCTCTCCAATGTGATCCTGCCCTTGTTCGACGGTGATAGGGGGAAAATCTTTGCAGCCTACCTCAAGCCTTATCAGTTGCTCCGCTCCATCGAGCGCCGTCTCAACCTCCAGGATGAGGGGATTGTGGTGGATGAGAATAAGGCTCAAGAGATTGATGAGGCACAGCAGGGCGCTCAAGATGCTGCGATTCAACAGCAGCAGGCCCTCGAAGCGGCACAGGTGGCCGCAAAAGAGAATGAGGCCCTGAAACACGGCGCCCTGGCGGATAAGGCCCACGGTGAGGCCGCGTCGGAACGCTCCCAGGCCGGCCTTTATGATGCCCAGGCGGGCGCGGCCCAGGCCCCTGCAGAGGTTGTAAATGGCTGACCACAGCATCCTCGGTTCAAGCGGGGTGGAAGTTGACTTCGGCACCGGCCGTCCCCGGGAGCCTGAGAAGGCAGAGGCCCAGGCGAACAAAGCCCGGGCGCGGCTCAATAATGTTCTGGTGGAAGCCTGGCAGCTTAGCGCGGAGCTTCATCAGAACAGCCTCCTTTTGAAGGTGTGGCTTGAGCAATACCGGGATCGCCTCCTGGAACTGGCTCAGGATGATCCGGTCTGCAAGGCTTTGGAAACGCCGATTCGGACGCTCCGCCAGACTCTGGAATTTAAACCGCGGCTGGCCGAAAAGGTGGCCTTGAGGGCTTTGGGGCCACAGCTTGCAAGTATTATCGCTGATGATACTTAGGGGAATCTTATTATCGGAAACTCGCAAAAACTTTAATAAGGACTCACGCCGCCCCATTCGGGATACCGGCTGAGCATACAAAACAGGGGTTCTCCTGGGCGTCGGCCAACGCTTGGGGGACGCAAGCGAAATTGAGGGACGGCAATCCGGTGCCGGATCATCGGGTTGCCGTCCCTCTTTTTTGGCCCCCCACATGGCGGCCCGCAAGGACACCCGCCAGAGAAAGGACAGGGCATGCCAGGCGAAACAGGCAGCGAAACCCAAAATCTGGACACCCAGGTATCTCCGGAGACTTTGCCCCCACAGGACTTTATGGACGGGGAACTGGAGCATCCGGTTCTCACCGGTCACCCGGCCCTAGGGGGTGAGGAAGAGGTATCCGGCCCAGGAGAGACGGGGGAAGGCGACGGCGACGGGAGAGAAAAGGGGGAAGAGGGGGAAACTGCCGGCGGGGAAGCCGCCGCCGGGGAAACTATGAAACCCCCTGAGAAGGAGGAGCCCCCGAAGCTCAAATACAAGAGCCAAGAGGACGCGGAAGCAGCTTACCGGGAAGCCGAACGGAAGATGCACGAGGCCACTACCAAGGCCGCTGAGGAAACTGCGGCCCGGGAAAACCTGCAACGCGAGCTCGATGAACTCAAAGCCAAGACCGCCGGGGAGGAAAAACCTCCCGAGACGCCGCCGGTAAGCCCTGAGGAGCGCAAGGCCAAACTGCTAGCGGTAGCCAAGACCGCCAACAAGAAGGCCCTGGACAAGATTGCCGAGCTTGACCGCATGGACCCGGACTATTCCGAGCAAGTGGCGGAAGCCTGGGCCGAAGCCAACGCCGAAGCCTTGATGGAAGCGGGCTTCTCTCCCTCCGGGATGAGTGAGGAGGAGGTCGGCAAGATCGTCAAGAAGCAGCTTGAGGCCGAACGGGAAGCTCAGCGTCAGAAGGATGATCAGGACGCTGCGGCCCGGGTATGGGACAAGGCCGTATCGCTGGCTGAAAAGGCCGGCCTGAACATGGGGGACGAGGACAGCGCCGACTCCATCCTCTTTGATCGGTTCGCCCGGAAGCTCCCGGAGGACTTGAAAAATAAGCCCCTGGAGAAACAGGTGGATTGGGTGGTCGGTCAGGTCCGGTCCCGCGTGGGCCAGGCGGTCCAGACGGATAAGCAGCGGGAGGAGGCCGCCCGCCAAAACCAAACCAACAATGCGGTCCTGGGCCGGGGAAGCCATACCCCCAGGACCACTCAAAAGGTGAAGCCTGGGAGCCTCGACGAGGACTTCGCCGCGGTCCAGGCCCAACGCACACTTTAGGAGGTAAACCATGCCTGGTTCTGCCATGAATTGGGAATTTGATGCCGCCCTCGGCATCTATAAAAACCACCAGCTTTCCAACGAACTGCGGAGAGTTGCCGCCGGCGCCTGTATCGTGGCGCCCTTCACGCACCCGCACGGCATTACCTTCAAGCCCAACGCGGGCGAGGCCGTCAACATCATGCACATTGAACGGCTGCCCAACTCCCCCTCTTCCCGGCTCCAGGAGAACAACCGGATTCCGATTCGGAAACTGGCCTTCGGCAACCGGGTAATCAAGGTGGTGGAACTCGGGGAAGGCGTCGAGTTCACCAACCTCATGTACCGCCTCTCGAAGTTCAACATCAAAGACGAGCTTCAAAAGGCCCTCAAGGTCCAGATGGAGGAGGCCCTGGACACCGAAAGCGCCGCCGGCTTCCTGGACCCCGCCGCGGTGAAAATCCGCTTCACCCCCACGAGCCTTTCCACCGGGACCTTCTCCACCACCGGCACCCCGGCGGCTCTGGCGACTGCGGGCCTGACCTTCGATCACTGCACCATCCTCGCGGACTACCTCCGGGACACCATCCATTGCCCGCCCTACGAGGGGGACAACTACGTGGGGATCTCCGCCAACAAGAACCTCCGCTCCCTGAAACAGGATCGCTACTGGCAGGAATGGCACAAGTACCTGGGCAAAGGCGATTTCGTGTTCAAGGGCGAAATGGGGGCCACGGAAAGGATCCGGTGGGTGGAATGTAACCGGGCCCTGGCCTTCTCCAACGTGGCCGGCAACTCCGCCTACCTGGGCCAGGCCGTGGTGTTCGGTGACGACGCCGTGGCCCGGATCACGGCCGAAACCCCGCACCTGCGCCTGGATACCAACTATCAGAGCGACTTTGGCCGCACCCAGGCCGCGGCCTGGTACGGGATCATCGGCATCGGCTCCGTGTGGGATTCCGCCGACGACGGCAAGGCCAAAATCATCGTCATCGACTCCCTGTAAGCCGGGGAGAGAAGGAGGGACCTCAGTATGTACGGCTCTTACATTCGGAAGGTCGTGGATTCTTCCAATGACAATCACGGCATGGCTGCGGCTATCGCCCTGAACGCGGCTCCCGGGAATATCCTCACCAAATCCGCCCGGGAGCCCATGTGCGTCGAGCGGTTCGGGTTTGCTCCCACGGTGGCCTTCGACTACGCCACTCAAACCAGCAAGGGCGTCCTTACCCTCTACAAATACCCCGGGGGCGACACCTCCAAGAAGGTAGCCCTCGCCACCATTAACCTTGAGGACGGCGACGCGCCCGGCACGCAGTACGTGGTGGACGTGGACAATCAGCCGGTCAAGGCTGCGGCCCCCTACACCGGGGTTCAGAGCAAGAACGTGGCCGACATTGATCCCGGGGACCAGGTGGGCATCGAAATCACCACTCAGGGGGCGGGGGGCGCCGGCATCGCGGGCACCTACCAACCGTTCTTCTGTTGGCACGAACGGCCGGAAACCGAGAACAACATGGCGAAACTGGTCAACCGGACTCCGGTTAAGGCTACCGCCGACAGCAACATTCACGCTTAACCGGGTGGCCCCCGGGAAACCGGGGGCCTCCCTCTCAGGAGAAAAGGATATGGCTGATCTGGCAAAAGCCGATGTGGACGTGGCCCTGGCCGGGGGAGATCGGTACTTCTCCCTTGGTCCTCTCACCCTGACCCTGCCGGTGGTGAGCTTCGGGGACGGAGTGCTTACCTATCCCGCCAATGGCGTGCCCCTGCCGTTGGACGCTCCCTACGTTTTCGGGCTCAACAAGGGCGTCAAGGTCATTCAGCCGGTCTTTGTGGCCGGCTACATGGCGGTCTATGACCCGGATCACAACACCATCCGGCTCTATATCGGCAAGGGCGGCGCTGACCCCGCGGCCATGGTGGAATTGGGCCACGTGGCGGTCCCGGCCCTGGTAATCCCCCTGATGGTACTTGGGGAATAACAATCAACAGAAAGGATAAACCGTGGCACAAAAGGTTTTCACCAAAAGTTTCGGCGTAATCGAAGTGGAACGCTCCTGGGTGGTGGTCCCCAAGCAGAATGAAGAGGGGAGCATCATTCGGCAGGGGGGCCACATCGCCCAACTGACCAACGGGGCCTTCGTCCACGTTACCGGGCTCCCTATCAAGTCTGAGGCGGAAATCAAGGCGATCCTCAGCACTCCGGACCTCCGGGCCGTCCGGGATGAGGCCCTGGAGTGGTTCCGCAACCGGGGCACCGGGGAAGAGGCGGCTCTGCCCAAGATCATGTTCGACAACAACGGCTACCCCCAATTCGAGGACGGGACGCCGGTGGAAAAGATGGACGACCTTTACAACTGCCTGCAGCCGGGCCCGGTCCTCACCGCGGCCATTATCGGCCTGAACAAGAAGATGGAGGCCGAAAAGTTGGGCCAGGGCCAGAAGCGGGACACCGCGCCGGCGGCCAAGCCGCCCACCATGGCGGCAAGCAAGAAGAAGCCCGCCGGCAAGAAGAAACCCCCGGTTCGGGCCAAGGCGCCGGAAGCTCCGCCGGCCCAGGTGACCGTGTAAATGGCTAACGAAGAGGATTCTGTCGTCCATTGTCCGAACCCGCGCTGCGGCCTGGTGTTCCGGCCTGACCCGCGCATTTACCGGCAGGGCGACAAATTCTGCCCGGCGTGTGGGGCCGACCTGGAAAAACCGCCGCCCATCTTCAGGAGGGACTAATGGCTAAGAAATCCGCTCCCCTCGCCGTTCACGAAGTTGACGATTGGCGTCGACGCGTCAGCTTCGACTTCGGGAAGGGGGGCATGAAGGAGCCCAAGGAATTCTCCGACCTGGCGGTGGATCAGGAAGTCACCGTCATAGTGAAGGGCAAGATCAACAGCTTCAATAAGAGCAAGGACAGCAGCAGCTTTTCCCTGCTCATGGATAGCGTCGAACTCCATCCCGTCCAGAAAGACGACTTGGAGGACGCTCTCAAAACCACAAGGCGCAAGCTATGAACCTGGCGGCCCTGGAAAAAGAGCTAGCTCTTCATGTTACGGACAAGAGCTTGGCGAAGCACTTCAAGGATTGGATCAATAACGCCATCCTGGAGCTCGCGGCGGACTATGACCTGCCCACGCTCAAGCTCATGGACGCCCAGGAGTTCGACGTCACCGATGATAACTGGCTCTTCAAGGCTCCCGACAACTTCCACAAGAAAATCTTCCATTGCCGGAACGGGCACTTTAACCATGTGACCTTCCAGTTTCAGGGCCGGCCTCTGGACCTGGAACACATTACCCGCCTCAACCCGGCCCATGACCATATCGGGGAGCGGGTGCGCACCGTGGGGGTAGGCTACACCGGCAAGGACGCGTATATCGGCGTCCATCCCCGGGCCAATGACACCCTGCACCTGTGGTATTACCAAAAGCCCGCTCCGCTGAGCAAACCCACGGATGAGTGCGCCTGCATCCCCCCGGAGTATCACCGGCGGGTGCTCATCCCCAAAATCATCATTCAGGCCTGGCCCATGATTATTGACCAGGTGGAAGGCACCGATCTGAGGCCGCTCCAATGGTGGCAAGGCCAACTCAAGGAAGGCCTCATCGGTGTGCCTGGCGGTTCTATGGGCCTGGTGCCTTACCTGACCAAAATCACCGGGGGGCCGCGGCGTCACGGCGGCCGCAATCCTATCGGCCCGGGGAGGTTTGACTTCGGTGGGTTCTATTAAGCCTTTCCGGATTGCCGGCTTCAAGGGCATGAACAACTTGCCCCGCTCCCCTGCGACCCAGGTTGATCAAAACGGGCACTCCACGCCCACCTTCATCCTCAACGCCGACGTTACCGACGGCTTTTCGCTCAAGAAGCGCCTGGGCCAGAAGAAGGTGATCCCCCTGGCCGGCGCTCATTCGCTATGGGGCGGCTCGGTGATGTTGGTGGCCGACCCCGGGGCGCTTTACTACGTCCAGGGGGCCAAGCTCGTCAAGGTGGCGGACCTGGCGGGGCCTCCGGAGCCCTTCACTTACTTCGAGGCCAACGGCCTTATCTACTTCTCGAATCGTTGGAATAACGGGGTGTTCGACCTGTGGAAAATGCAAGTGCGGTCTTGGGGAATTGCCCTGCCCCCGGCGCCACAGGTGAGCCTCACCGACGACGGCAGCCTGGTCCCCGGTAAATACACCCTCACCTTCACCAATACCCGGGACCGTGACCTCTCCGGTAACGGCCCCCTGGTGCAAGTAAGTTGGGAAGGTGCTCCTCGAGGAATCCAGGTCCATAACCTCCCCCCAGGAGCCCTGTGTTGGATTACGCCCATTGACGGGGGCGAATTTCTCCTGGCCCCCCTCGATGCCGACGGCGTGATCCGGCGTCAATCTCCCCAGGTCCAACCCCTGCCGACGCTCCTGGAGAAACCCCCGCCGCCCTTCGCGCATTTTTCCTATGGCTTCGGGCGGATATGGGGGGCTCATGAGGATCGGGTAATTTACAGTCAACCCTATCGCCTGGAGGGGTTCATCCATTACTTCCCCTTCCACGAGGACGTGGTGATGATTGCCCCGGTCAGCGATGGGCTTTTCGTCAACTCCCGGACCTCCACCTGGTATCTGGACAGCGGCGACCCTCAGAAGGCCGTGGCCCGGCGGGTAGGCGACGGGGCGATCCCCGGGACCCTCACCTATGCCCTGCGGAAAAGCCCGGACAGGATGGGCTCCCCGCACCCCGTAGCTCTTCCCGAGCCTGTTTGGGTGAGCCCCCGGGGAGTCATAGCCGGGGATAACCAGGGGCGGCTCCTGCACCTGACCGACACCCGGCTCAAGATGGACTACCTTTCGGCGGGGGCCGGCCTCTACCGGGTGGTGAACGGTTGGCCTCAGCTTATTTTCAGTTTGTTCGGCAGCCCGAGAGAGGCCGTGGACGCCACCCTCTCGGAAATTATTAACCGCGGCAACCTCTTTCCTTAGGAGGGTTACACAGTGATCTATATCACGAATACCGGCGAACTCTTGGGCCTCAAGGCTATCCTTAGCAGCCTGGCGCTCCGGGTGGGCCTCTATAAAAACGTGCTCAACCCGGACGGCAGCACGAACGTCCTCCTCATCCAGGAGCTTAACCAGGGCGGGGGACGGGGATATGCCCCCAAGGATCTCGCCAATGTGGTAAACGAAAGCGCCCTGGCCGGGGGCCAGTGGTATCTCTCCGTGGACAATTCCGGCAGGGGATCGGCCCAATGGTGTGATCCGGTGGGCGGGCCCACCAAACCCTATCTGGAATGGGCCTTTACCGACGCGGATGTGGCGGACGGCGTGACGGTTTACGGCGCCTTCGGCTACGCCCGGATTATCCCCTTCAACAACGGGAGCGCGGTGATCAACCCCGGGGACACCATCACGGGGGCCACGAGCGCGGCCACGGCTGAGGTAACAGCGGTGTGGCTCTCTTCCGGCACCTGGGGCGGCGGCGATGCGGCCGGGTGGTTGGCAGTCAAGAATCAGACCGGGGCCTTCCAGAACGGTGAAAACCTCCAGGTGGCGGCGGCTACCAAGGCCGTGAGCAACACCGGCACCCTCTTCAACGGGGACAGCCTCAAGACCCTGGTGTTCATGGAGGCCTTCACCGATCCCAAGGCCGTCACCTTAAGCGGCCAGAAACTGCGATACACCCTGACCCTCAGCATGGGGACAGGCTAATACTCCAACCGAACCGCCTAGGCGCCAGGACAAACCGCTAGCGGATTTTGAAGCAACTTTTAAAGGAGAAACCCCATGGCAAGTTTCGTGATCGCTTCCGGCATCCAAAACGACCTCGCCAACAAGATGAACGATGATCTGGACGGCGGCAAGCTCCAGATTTATTCCGGGGCCTCCCCGGGGCCGAACCAAGCGGCTACGGGGGTCAAGTTGGCGGAGCTTACCCTGCCCGGCAAGGCCAGTAACTCCGTTGCCAACGGCGTTCTGACCTTTGGGGCTATCGCCTCACAGAACGCCTTGACCGACGGCACCGCAGGGTATTTCCGCATGACCAAGGCCGACGGCACCACGGTAGTATGCGACGGTGACGTAAGCACGAGCGGGGCCTCCCTCAACCTGAACACCACGGCCATTGTGTCGGGCGGGCCGGTGAATGTTACCTCCTTCTCCATTACCGCGCCGGCGGGGGTTTAGGCCATGGAAATTGACCTGGGCCTGGATATCTTGAATCTCTGCGCCAGGGTGGGAGGTCCCATGTCGATTCTCAAGGTTTACCAAGGCGAGTCCAGGAAGATTGCCCTTGGGATTTATGAAGCGGGGAGCCCTTTCCCGATCCCTGAGGACGCCCAGGTCATGGTGGCGGTGAAGAAACACGAAGAGGATATTTTCTATTCCTTCACCGTGCCTGACGAGGGGATCACCCGTTATGATCCCCCCGGCGTCATTTCCTTTACCCCCACCGCGGCACAGACCAATCTCTACCCAGGCCCCTATGTGCTCCAGGTGAGCATCACCCGGGGAAGTGAGGTCATTAAGACCGTGGTGGGGGAACTGGAAATCCTCCCGAGCGTGATCCCGTATGGCACCGTTGGTGTCGGGGCGGCCCTGCTCCCTGCTTTGGAGGCTGAGGGTAATGCCTGACCCGTTTGAAAAGACGCCGAAAAACTGGCGGATGAATCACAAGGACTTCAAGGACGTCTATGAGACGACCTTCGCCAAGGGCACCATCAAAGAATTTCAGAAGTATAAGCTAGCCGATGATTGGATCGTTGAGCAAGTTGAATCCATGGTGAAGGTGGACATAGACGGCCAGGAATCTGATTTCATCCCCCTGTTTTTCAGGCCCAAGGATCAATACTTTGACGACTATGATCAAAAACTCCCGGACGCTCCCGATTACAGTTGGGTGAACCGCCTAGCCAAGGATTACGACAAGGACAATAAATGTTACCCGGCTGCCTGGACGAGCTTCCGGCCGGGTGACGAGGTGGTGGTGCTCCTCCAGGCCGGGGAGCCCAAGGCGGTCCTTGGCTTTTATGACGGCTATCCCCGCCTGGCCGAAGCCGCCTTCAACGTGGGCGGACATTTTTTTTATTTCCCGTTTATGAGGCATTATGGTGCGTTGCCTTGGGAGTTCGCCCAAGCTGATATTCCTACCCTCCCTGATAAAGAAAAGTTGGGTCTAAAGTATGAGGCGGAAAAGTTTCTTACTGTTACAGGTGGTGGCCGCAAGGTTCGTACTTATGCTCTAAGAGTTGATTCCGACATTCTTTGTGATGTGAAAGGCGGTCCACCAGAAAATGGATATATAATTTATGGAACTGATGCCAGTTGGAGCAGGGCTGAATATTTTAAATTCACTGCCGGCCCGTATATGTATATTGTCTGCATTGGGGGCAGTTGCATAGGTGGAGTAATACAATACCCAGGCGAATGGGCACCAAGAGATACACTTCCTTTTGACCTTGATGTTCATCAATATGGTATTGATTGTGACTTAATTAATTCAGAGCATTTTCATCTTGATGCTTGTCCTATGCCTGACCCTAATTATGGAGTGGCGGCATGGGTGGCGCTTTACGACAAGGAAAAGTACGACAACATTAAGATTGAATGGTTTACTGGCGGTGATTATCCGGTTGTAAATGGATTTCCCGATTTTCAGTATATTAGCTTGCCAGAATCTGATTTCGGGGCGGAGGACCCGGGCGATAAGGTCCTGGTGCGGCCCCACACCAAGGAAGAATTGCAGGCGGCGGGAATGTGGCCCGACCTCGGGCAATAGGAGACGGACATGGGACGCGTGTTTATCGACGGCTTTGAATCCGGTAGCCTGGACCTGTGGGATGCGGTTTCCGGTGCAACAGTTTCCTCAGGGATTTCAGGGGCAGACGGGACTTACTGCCTCAACTGCGCAAGTGCCTACGCAAACGCCTCCAAGACTCTGCCGGCGGCAAGTGAGTATTACCTCGCTTTCATCCTGAGGATTAACAGCGTCAACGATGCTGCGATCATGCGGTTTTTCAATGGCGCCACTCTACTTGGCTATATCCAATTTTCTTCTGCCAAGCTCCAGGTGTTTCGTGGGCCAAACACCGCCCTGGCGACTGGCACCACAGTATTCAATAGCTATACTGCTCACCTTATCGAGATTCACTATAAGCCGGACGCCTCCTCCGGGGTTTTCCAAGTGAAGGTGGACGGCATCCTGGAGATCGACTTTAGCGGGCAGACGGCCCCCTCCACCTTGCAGATCAACAGCATATTTTTCGGGACCGATGGGGGGAACTGGAGCCATTACTTCGACAACATCATCGTGGATGATGCGGCCTGGATTGGCAATACCAGGATTCAGGCTATCCAGGTCAACGGACCCGGCGCCTTTAGCCAGTTCACCCCCTCTGCCGGGGCCAACTGGCAGAACGTCGATGAAATTCCTTACTCTGAAACGGACTATAACGAAACCGACGTCTCCGCCAAGGTAGATACTTTCGCTCATGCGGCCTTGAGCGGGAGCCCGGCCTCGGTGAAGTGTGTCCAGGTCCAGGCCCGGGCTAAATTGATCGGGAATCCAACCCCCACAAACTTGCAGTTGGTCGTGAACTCCGGTGGGACCGCTTATTTTAGCGGCAGCAAGGCCCTGGCTTCGGTCTCCAAAGGAGTGTGCAGCTTATGGGCAACTGACCCCGCTACCGGGCAACCCTGGACGGTGGCGGGCGTCAACGCCGCCGAGATCGGCTACAAGTCCGTCTAAAAGGGGTCGTCATGTCCACCCGCTTTTATTTTACTGCAACGGCGGCGCCGGCGATCACTCCTGCCTATGACGCTAACTGGAACAAGACCGCCAACGCGGTGCGACGGTTGCTGTCGCGATCCAAGCTCACCACCATCAACGCGACTTCGAGCGATACCGAAACCAATGCCGCCGCCTATAACATTCTCAACCGCCAGTTAATCTCCAAACCCCTTGTAGCACAGACCATCACCGGCACGGTCAAGGGCCAAATGCGGGCCTCCGAGACGGACCCCGCCGCGGATATGTGTCATGCCCTGGTGGTCAAGGTGGTGTCCGGTGACGGCCTCACGGTGCGGGGTATCCTGCTCTCCGATTTTCCGGCGGCTCTGGCCTCCGAGTTTGACAACACCGGCCTGGTCAACCGCAATTTTCCCGCTTCCAAGGCCCTCGGTTCGGTCACGGCTCAGGACGGCGATTACCTGGTGGTGGAGCTTGGGGTTCGGGCTTTCAACACCGTTACGACTTCCATGGGTTTCAGCCTCCGCTACCAGGACGGCGCGGCGGTGGCCGACCTGCCGGAAGATGAAACCACCAATACCGACCTCTGCCCCTGGATCGAATTTAGCCAGGACCTTCTCTTCCAGGACAAACTCCAGGTCTATCAGGCCATGGGGCAGGTGGAATATGAAATTACGCCCTCGGTCCAGGTTTATCAAACCCTGGCCCAGGTTGAATACGACCTTACGAGGACTGGCTCCGGGAGTGCATCCCTCAAACCGCTCACGGCATCAGGAAGGGGCAGCCAGGTATCCGGGCATGGGGCCGCGGCCCTCCGCAAGCTCACCGCGGCGGGGGAAGGCATTATCATCTCGGGGGGCGTGGGCGTCGCCAAACTTGCTCCTTTGACGGCAGCGGGGGCAGGTTATTTGATTCCGGCGGTAACCGGGGTGGGAGAGGCCTCCCTTGAGGCGGCCACGGCCCGGGGCACCGGCTTAACGGGGCCACCGATCACGGGGACCATTGACGCTTCCCTGGCGCCGCTAATTGCGGCCGGTTATGAAACTCTGCCACAAGAGGGGGCGGGGGCTGCCGCTCTTGCTCGTCTGAAAGCAAGTGGGAGCGGGAGGTTCATCGCCCCGGTAATCGGGACGGGGGCCGCCCGCCTCAAGCCCCTGACCGCCCTGGGGGAAATTCCCTCCATAGTTACGAACCTGATCACCCGGGAGACGGCATCCGGCGGCTTCCTCTTCGGCGGTCCCCCGGGAGAACATGACGTTTTCTTAACCCCTGAAACCGACGCGGTCCAGAGCAAAGGCGGCTTCCTCTTTGGGGGGCGGAGCCGGGTTACTTTCCTGGTTGACTCTGACCTGCGGCCCTTCCAGATTGTCAGCTTCGGCGGTTTCCTCCTCCGGGGTTCCACTACCGTTACCTGGGTTGACCCCGGGGCGGTGCCGGTCCTGCCTATCGTCGGCCAGGGCGGGTTTATCTTCGGGGGGAGCGATACTGAGGTCAACCTGGTGGACCCGCCGAAACCCTGGCAGATACAGAGCGACGGCGGTTTTCTCCTCGGGGGCTCCTGGAAAAAGCCGGACATCTTCCTCAGCCCGGACATTATCAGCATCTTCCCGGACAACAATCCGGGAGGCTTCCTCCTGGGGGGCCGGGGGATCGTCGAGCATCTGCTCACGGAGATAACCTCCATTGTCTCCAAGGGTGGCGGTTTCTGCCTGGCCGGTTACGGGATCCTCAACGGCGGGGATGAGGTAAGCGAAACCTGGGCCTTGAACGGTTTTACCCTGGAGCCAAGCCTCTACGCCAGTTTCGACTTCAAATCCTACGCCATGTTCCAGGGCCAGGCCTACGGTTGCCGGGAGGATGGGATTTACCTCCTGGAGGGGCCGGACGATAACGGGGAGGCCATTGTCAGCGGCGTGCGCCTGGGGCCGATGAATTTCGGGACGGAGCGCCAGAAGCGTTTGCGGCTAATCCGGCCCGGGGCTGAGGGGGTGACGGCTAGGGTAGCAGCCGGCGGGGAAGAGGAAGTCTCTCAACAAGAGGAAGATGTGATCCCGGTGAGCCGAAATGTCGAGGGAAACGAGTTTGTCCTTGATTTACAAGGATTTGAGCAACTAGGATTTGTGGAAGTCCTGCCCCTGGTCTTAATGAAGAGGTAGCCATGCTGCAAGATGCCGCTAGGTGGGGCCAAGCCCTTAACAAGACGGTGAAGGAGTTTACCCAGGCCGTCGAGAAGCAGCTTGACGGCTCCGCGGCCCGGGGGTTTCCGGCTCCCCCCGGGGGCGACCTCGACGCCATTATCACCGCCGGCCAGGAGGCCAAGGCCCAACTCGTCGAGGCCAACGGCAAGATTTACGACATCGAGAGCCAGGTCCTCTTTGAGGAGGAGGCCCTGCGCCAGAAGGTGAAAGTCACCCTGGCCCGCCTCGCCATGGAGCTTTACCGGGTGGAAATTATGGACGCCCTGGAGTTGGAGCAAGCCCGGATTGACCAGGCCGTCCAGGAACAACGGGCCGATGTGGAACGGTGGTTAGCGGAGATTGAGTCCCGCCAGGTGCACATTATCCGGGACCGGGCCCTGGCCGAACAAAGCCTTCTGGTCTTGCAGAAAGAGCTTGTCGCCACTCAGGAAGCTACCATCCCCCTGCAAAGGACCCTGGTGGAAGAGGAGTATCAGACGGCCCTCAAGCGCCTGGAGATTATCAACTCCATCTATCAGGTCCTGGCCGCCGAACAGCTAGTCCTCGTGGCCGAAAGGCAGAAGGCCGCATCCCTGCAACAGGTCCTCGCGGCTCACAAGATTATTGCGGCCTTAAAAGAGGAGATGGTGCCGTATTACATGATGGAGGCCGACGCCGAGCAACAGCTAGCCGTGGCAGTTAAGCAAGAGGCTGAGGCCAAAAAGCAGCTAGAGCTCCTGGGGTATGAGCGCCTGCGGTTGAAGTGGACCCAGGAAGAAGCTGACCACCTTAACCGGGCAGCGGAGTTGGATTACGAGGTGGTGAAGGCGGAGCGGGTAAGGGCTGAGGAGGCCCTGAAAATTGCCCGGGAACAGGCCCATATTCTCTTAGCCAACTACCACAATCAGATCCAGGCCAACATCATTCAGCTTCGGAAGGCCCTGGAAGAGGAGAAGATTTATCTGAACCTGAGTTCTCATCTTACCCGGCAGCACAACAACATTATTGCCGAAGAAATGGTCCTCACCGATGAGTTGAAAAATCTTTCGGCGGAGCTTGCCTCCTTCCTGACGAATATCAGCGCCCGGGCGAGTGACGATGATTTTACCATCCGGCAGGAGGCCGGCAAAGCATGGCTCTCCATTAACTCCTCTGATACCAATAGCAAGAGGATTATCGGTGGATAGCGTCGAGAAAATCGAGTTGAGGCAGCGCACCCGGGAGCGCGACGGCAGCCTGTGGGTCAATCTCGATTGGGCCGGCATCCTTATGCCGGTGGCCGAGCACGAGGCTACCCGGAACCTCATGCACCAGGGCACCATTGAGCAAAGCCTCGCGGCCAGTGATGAGATTTTGGGTGTGAAGGAGACCGAACGGGACACGGCGACAGACCTGGAGTTGAAGGGGATCGCCCAGGAAAGGCAGATTGCCGACCTCAAGGTGGCCTTGGGTTACGAGAAATTGGCAATCTACCAGGCCACTCATGACTACCTCCTGGCGGTGCGCCGCTATGACGCCCACGTCCGGGGCATTATCATGGCTGCCCGGGAGTTCGCCGCCGGCGTGGACCTCCAGAAGCTTGCTCTGGAAACTCCCAAGCTCGAGATAGAGATTGACCGGGAGGTCCTGCGCCAGAAGGAAGTCAAGATCAAGATCAAGGAAGAGGCCATCAACCGGGCCATGGTGGAAGCGGACGTCGCCAAGGCCCAGGTGGAGGTAGCCAAGGCCCAGGTCCGGGCGGTGGAGGCCCAAATCTCTGCCGGCGAAGCTGAGGTCCAGTTGGTGGACGCCCAGGTAAAAATCGCTATGGCCCAGGCTGAGAAGGCGGAATTACAGGCCAAGGTTGCCATGATTTTCGCGGACATTGTGACCCGGGGCCTCGCTCAAATCCGCCTGGGGGTGGAAACCCAGGAAGTGGCGGACGCCTTCACCTGGGTAGCCATGAAGCTCAACGATATGCTTGCCCTGTGGAATGAGCGCAAGGCCGTCGAGTTCATCCTGGAGCAGACCGCCGAAACCATGGCCGCTGATACCAACGTCCTTTTGGCGGCAGAAAAAGCGGCTGAGGATTTACGGCTACGGGACGCCCAAGTCTCCCAGGAGGTTTTCCAGTATGAGAGCAGCCATACCCTCGATGAGCTCGCGGCGGAAGCAGCCTTAATCATGGAACTGGCCCGGTATCGCATGGCCGTCCAGGACAGCCGTAGCTCCCAAAAGCGGCAGTTGGACAGCGCCGACACCGTGGCAAAACAGCTTGTCAACGCAGCCCGGCGGTGGGCTTGCAAGAATCAGTTGCACCAACACATTAGCAAAAACGATGAGACGTTGGTTATTTCGGGTGAGTAATGACTAAGGATTGGGCCAGGAATCCCGCCGCACCGGAGTTTGTCCAGGAGTTTCAAAGGTTCCCCATGGGGCGCTGGCGGGACACCATGCCCTATACCTGGTGGCTCAATAAAGACGACCCGGCGGTGGACATTATCACCAAGGAAACGGGCGCTGACGACCTGAAAGACCTGGCCGACGACCTCGGCATCTACCTTTTCCAGAACCGGGATGGTGAGGATACGGTCTTTGCCTGTCGCTTCGAGTTTCCCAAGTATGGGAAGGATTTCAAATATTCGGAAGCAGTCACGGCCCCGGCTTATGGCTTTGTCGATTTCCTGGGGGGCATCCCCCTGGAGTGTGTGGAAATGTTGGTCCTCATCTGCCAGGGCGACAAGAAGGGGGATTTCGACGTCAAAGACGGTACGGGAAAGCCTGCGGCCCCCTGCCCAAGGCCGTTTTTCAAAGGAGCCCCGGCGGACCGGACCCTTTTGAATTTTCTCTATCTGCATCCCAAGCACGTGAAGCTCATGGCCCGCAACTTGGGGGGAGAGCCGAAACCCAAGCTCCATTGGTGGCTGCGGACAAGGTTTCTGAAAGACCAGGATACCCCCCCGAAATATCCTACCCCGGGACAGTTTATGGCATTAGGCGTCAGGATGATGCCGGATGAGCCCTGGGGAACGGGGGCCGGCAAGCAGAAGAGTTCTCCCTTCATCTTCTCCGGGAATTGGGCGGACACGGTGTTTTACACCGGGGCCAAGGTCAAAAGCATCGAGGACCCCACGGATGAGCGGCCTTTTCCGCTCTACACGGTGAGTTGGCGGGGGAAGGAATACAAGGCGACCCCCTCGGATTACTCCGAGTATAAGGTCGGTGATAAGGTGGCGATCCTCAAGGACGTGGCCGCCGACAAAGACTCACAGCTTTGGAAAGACGACGACATGAAGAATTTTGGCGGGGATCAAAGCAACTGGCAGATTGTCCCCGTCCTCTTTTACGACAAGGAGGCCGAAAATGCCGGGAACTGATCTTGTCACGGCGTATTTGCACCCCGCCGAATACCGGGCGAACCTCCAGTATGCGGCATCGCGCCAACCCATTGTAGTTCCGGACCATTCTGGCCCAGGCCATTTACCCGGCATGCCCCCGGGAAGGTTTGCTTCCGCCGGCGCCGGGGGAGGCGGGGGGCCGGCGCCTGGTGGGGGGAGTGCGCCCGGCGGCACCGCCCAAATGCACCTGGCCCAGGCCGCGGAGAGGGGGAAGGAGATAGGGGAGCCGACCTCCTTCAACGCCGGCGCCGGGGCTCCCGCACCCATCGCGGTCATGCGGGGGAACACCACCACGTACAACTCGGGCCTCCCGGGACGCCAGTTTTCTGATGCGGAGTATGCCACGCCTTTGCAGGCCCAACAAGCCTATAACCGGGGGATGCTGCAAAAGAACCTGGGGGATATTGCGGCTCGGTCTGACCGGGAGAGGTTAACCAGGCCCGGCCTTGTCGAGGCGGCACAGGCCCGGTACGGTGATTACCGAGCCCCGGGGCAGACCGTGGCGGAGATTACGGCCTCCAAAGCTAATCAGGACCCGGAGAAAATCGGCAAGGGCGAGCTTTACGGCGCTATGGCGCGGGAGAAAGATGCGGCCTTGACCGGCGGGGAGGGGAAAACCAACGAGAAGCAGGGCGTGGCGTCATTTCAGCGGCTCATGTCCGAAAGTCCGTACAGCACCTATAAAGATGGCAAAATGACTTTCACCCCCAAGGATGAGAACCAGGCCCGGGACGCCATGGCCGCCGAAAACATCGCCCGCGCTCAAGGGGGAGAGGCGGGCTTCAAGCATTTTGAAGAGCGGCAAGAGGCTCGCAATTATCTCCAAACTCAACCCCTGCCTCGCGGTTTTGATGCTAACGCCTTCTTGGCTAAGGCGAGTAGCGACCCCGATACCTGGAAGGCGCTAATGGCAAAGGTCACCACCGCTGCACAGAAACAGCAGGAGCCAAAGAAAACTGGATTTTTTACTGATACCGATGCCGGCCAGAATCTTTCCGCCGGGAGCGGGGTGAGTGGCCTGGGTCATTTGCCCTCTTTCAAAGAATTTGGCGAACAACTGGCGGTTCCGTTTGAATAGAGGGAGAAATGGCTGACGAACAGGTTTCTCCGTCTGGAGAGGAAAAACTTGCGGCCCTGGAGAGACAGTTCGGGCTTGGCTCATCTGCCTCTCCTCCGCCGGCAACCCCGGTTGCGGAGAGTCCCCATTCAGGCGAGGAAAAACTTGCGGCTTTGGAGAGGCAGTTCGGCCTAGCTGCGGCCCCTGCACCTAAACCTGCGGCCCCGGCTGCCAAGCCTTCCCCGCCTGACTTTAGCGCCCTCGGCGGCGGGGTGCCCGGGGAGCCTCCTGCCCCTGCTCCCCCCCCTACCCCCGAAAAAATGGCTCCTGGTCCTGAAACCGCGACCGTAGAAATCCCCAGGAGCGACGGTCTAGGGGGAGGCAAGGGTGTAGCATCCCCCCCGGAACCTTCCGGGCCTTCCATGCTTTCCAAAGACGAGGGAACCGGGGAGCGGGGCTTTTTAAACGAGCTAGGGGCAAGCGCCGTGCGGGGCGTGGGCGGCATTATGAAGATGCCCCGGGCGATAATGAACGTCTTTGGGGTGCACACCGGGGAGGGCCTGGCCGAATCCGGGGAGGAATTGGAAAAGGAATATGCGGCCTCCCCCTCGGTTTCCAAAGGCATCACCGAATCCCCCTCCGTCCTGACGAATCCAAAGTGGTGGGCCTCGACCCTGCCTAGCCTGGCGGTCCAACTCATTCCCATCGCCATAGCTGCTCTCGGCGGTGAAGTGGCGGCGCCGGCCCTCGGGGTAGGCGCGGCCGCGGGCGAAGCTATCGGCGGCATGGCGGCCGGCGGGCTCATCGGTGTCTCGGACGCCGGGGAGCGCATGCTTGCCTGGGAGAAAGAGCACGGCCAGGAACTCCCCACCACAGAAAAAATCCTCATCGGCCTGGGTTCCGGTGTGGCCGGGACCTTCCTCCCCGGCATGACCCTGACAAAGTTGGTGGGGAAAGAAGGCGAGAAGATCCTCGCCAGTAAAGTTATCAGGGAGATTTTCAAAGGGAAAACCGGCCAGGCCATCGCGGACCGGGCGGTACGGGCGGCTTACGGCGGCGGGGCCATGGCCGGCTTTTCCGTCATTGAAAACGCCTTCGAGAAATACGGCTACAACCCGGATCGGCAGCTTACCCAAGGGGTTCTGGAGAGCCTCATCACCGGGACCGCAATCAGCGGTATCCACGGGGAGATCGGCCTCCAGAGGCAGAAATGGGCCAAAGACAAGGCTATGGCTGACTTCTTCGGGGGGAAGCCTACCGGCCAAGGTTACGAGTTCGGGGGCGGTGAGGAGGCCTGGCGGAATGACCTGTTGGCGGAATTGCAGGGAGCCTATACCGATGCCCTCAAGGTCATAGACCGGCGGGGCCAATCCCGGGAAGGGACTCCCCAGGTTATCGGGGAAGAGCCGGCGCCTCAACAGATTCTTGACGCCCAAGGGAAACCGGCGGTTGAGGCCAAGGTCCAGGCTGCCCTGCAGAAACAGCCATTTGAGAGGACCGCCGAAGAAAAGCTCCTGGCGGACCAGGCCGAGAAGCAGGGGATTGACATTCGGGAATATGCCGGGCCTCGGCCCATGGCAACAGCGGGTACTGCGGCCATAGAGGTCTCCAAGGCGCCTGAACCCACCAAGGCTGAGGTTCCGTCCGAGAAGAAGGCCGCACCTGAGAAGAAAGCAGAGACTCCTCTACTTGACCGCATAAACGAGGCTCCCCCACCTGATGAGCCTCCCTCTTCCGCGCCTTCCCAGGCCGGCGGCGGGGGGACCGTGGGGATCGCCTCCACGCCGGCGGAGACGGGGAAGGACTTCAAGGATTGGATTCAGGAGAAATCCCCTGAGAAAAAGCTCCTGGGCGGGATTCAGGATTACCTCAGCAGGCCGGGCAATAACCTGATCTTCGACAACAAGGTTTTTGACGATCCCACCAGATTCCGGCTGAACAAGCAAAAAGAACTCCAGGTGAAGGTCGGCAACCGTTGGCGCACCGTGGACGCCGACACCCTGGCCCAATGGCAGGAAAAGGTGGGCATGAAGGCGGCGGAGCCGACAACTCCGCAGACGCCGCCGGCCCCCATGGGCGTCCCCGGGGTGACTTCTGAGGACGTGGGCAAAATTGAGCCGGAAACTCCGGATGAGAAACCGTCCACCGGCCGCGACAGCTTCAAGGAAGCTGCGGCTTTAGGCAACAAGGGCGTCGCCAAGACCGCGGACGGCACCAAGGTTCCCTATCAATGGGGGGTGGTGGAACTCGACGACATTGTGGCCTCCCATGACCACGTGAACCTTGAGGAAAACCCGAAATATCCCCAGGAGCTTCAACCCCGGGACAGAGAGGCGGCGCCTAACGAACTCGAGCTAGCCAACCTCCAAAATATTTTTGACACAGATTACCCCTTCGTCCAGACTCCTAGCTCCTCCTCGGGGGCTCCTATCCTGGGGCCGGATATGCTGATGGAATCCGGCAACGGCCGCACTATTATCTTTCGTCGCTTCCAGACCGGCGGCGATCCCCGGTGGCCGGAATACCGGCAGAAGCTCCTTGACAAGGCTGAGGAATACGGCATTGATCCTGAGGCCATAAAGGACATGAAAGACCCGGCCCTGGTGCGGATCAGGACCAACAAGATCAGCGATGCGGAGCGCCGCGAGCTCGTCAAGAAGATGAACGTCTCCGAAGTGGGCAAGATGGGAGACGTCGAGTACGCCAAGTTGGACGCCCGGGCCTTGATGGAAGGTGATATCCTCGACCTTTTTAGACCTGAATACGGGTTAGAGACAGGCGAGAACAAGGATTTCAGGAGCGCCTTCCTCGGCCGGATTGTCGGTCCCAAAGAGGTCAAGGAGTTTCTTACCGATGAGGGTGGCACCAATGATAAGGGCTATGCCAGGATTCGCCGGGCCCTGTTCGCCCTGGCCTATCAGAGCCCGGACGCCCTGGAAAGATTGGCCTCCAAGACGGATGATCCCGCCAAGAATATCACCGACGCCCTCCTCCGGGTGGCCCCTCGGGTGGCAAAGATCGACCGGGAAATCGGCAAAGGCAACCTCTATCCTCTCTCCATTTCTCAAAACATGGCAGAGGCCGCGGGGATTCAGGTCTGGATCAAGGAGAATATCGCCAATGTCCCCGCCGGCATGGACCCCTATGAGTTTTATCTCAAACAGAAGGGGCTTTTTGAACAGCCGGCTCCTGAAACACTTGACATTTTGGCGCTATATCAGAAATATAAAGGAGCGCCCAAGAAACTCGCGGATATTTTCAATGAGTATCTGAAAACCGTCGAGAAAGCGGGCAATCCGAGACAGCCGGATATGTTCGGGGCCACGGCAGTTCCCGATAAGAGGGTGGCCCTTGAAGCTGCGGTCAAACTTATCGACGAGGCTAAATATGGACAAGAAAAGGGACCCCTGGGATTTCAAGGTGCCAAGGCCGCCCCTGAGCCCCGAGCAGGAGGCCCAGGTGGAACAGCTAGTGAAGATACGACAGGCCCAGGAGGAGAGGAAGGCCCTCAAGGACAAGGACCTGCATTAAAAGAACCCCCGAAGTTTTCCATCAAACCTAAGAGGCAGGATTCTCTTTTTCAGGAGGTAATGGACAAGTTTAAGGACCTGGACCCCGAGAGGGTAAGGCAGGTCCTAAGGACTCTCCCCTCCGAAGAGCCTCCCCACGTTGTCGCGGCCCTGGCTGCCGATCCGGAGCTATTCAACAAGGTCCAACAGGCCAATATCCGTTTGGAAATGCAGAAGAAGGAGGCTGCGGCCAAGAAGGACAAAGGCCAGGCGTCCCTCTTTGGTGATGAGCCTCCCCCTGGGAGGCTTTTCAACGTCCAAAAATCGGTGGCCAAGGAGTTTGCCCCCATCTTCTACTCCATGACGCGGAAAAGCCTGGAGGCCAAATTGCCGGGCAAAGGGAACGGTGAACAACTGGCCTCTCTTATTGAGGGGTGGATGAAGAAGGGAGATCCCAAGCACCCCATCAAGGCCGAAGAACTGAAATGGTCCGGGCTCCTCCCCTGGCTGCGGGAGCAGCAGGGGACTGTCACCAAGCAACAGGTGGTGGACTTTCTGGAAGAGAACCAGGTGGAACTGACGGAGGTGGTTAGACAAATTCCAAACTACGAGATCGAAACTGGGAAGTATGCACATGATGCGCCAACAAAATTTGAAGAATGGATAAAACTCCCTCCTGGCGCCATCAACTACACGGAGAGGCTGCTGACGCTGCCGGATCGGCGCAAAGATGCGCTTTGGAAGAAGGCTCAGGAGGCCGCTAATTTCCTGGGAATCCCTCTCGATAAGGTTTCCATTACAAAACTGAAAGAGGCAAAGGCTCCGGAAGATCTCATAGATGGCTTCTCCAAATGGATGTTTCCGGCCGGCGGCAAATATTGGGGGCCGGAATTTAGGGTTCCTGGTGCCCACGCCTACGGAGAAGAAGCCGCCGACGTCAACCGCTTCGCCCATGTCTTTACCTTTGACCTGACGATCGGCGGGAAGAAAACCCTGGTCCTTTGGGAACTACAGAATGATTGGAACATGGCAAGGCGGAAACAGGCCGCCAAGCTCGCCAAGGCAGAGGGGTTAGAGAAAGGGACGCCGGAGTTTAAAAAGCGGGTCAATGAACTCGCCGTCGGGGATGCAATTCTGCGTGATCCCACTGACGGTAGCCAGGTTCCGCCGCTAGCCTTCTTCAAGAACTGGCATGAGGTCGCCCTCAAGAAGATGATCCGTCACGCCGCCGAGAACGGTTATGACGCCGTGGCCTGGGCTACCGGGGACATAGTGAAGGACCGCTATGCTCTGAGCCAACATATAGACGCCATCAGGTATCTGCCCGCGGAATCGCCTACGGGTGAACAAATCCCGGGATATTACGAAGTGGAGATTTTAAAAGACGGGCGCCTCATAGACGAAGAAACCTTTGACGCTCAAGAGTTGGAAGAGCATTTCGGTAAGGAGATCGCCGAGCGCATCGTTAACGGAGAAGGCGTAGCAGAAGCTCCCGACGGCTCTTTCTACGAAAGAGGGTGGCCCGAAGCGGTGGTGGAGAAAAATGGGCAATTCTATATCCGTTACGATAATGGGGAGGAATGGGGCGTATATGCTTCAATGTCTGATGCAGAAAGGGATATGTGGCGTCAGCAAGACGCACTCTCTGAAGAGCCACCAGTAATAAAGGCTCTTCGCGGCTTGGACCTCCAGGTCGGCGCGGAATGGGCTAACCGATTCTATGATGAGACCATCCCGAATTTCCTCAAGAAATACGGCAAACAATGGGGGGCCAGAGCTGAGGATAAGGAGTTCGATATTCCTGAGCCTGCTCCGCCACATTTCGTTGGCGGCCCCGATATTCTGGGGAAGAAGGGAACCCTCCACACCCTCAACATAACTCCCGCCATGCAAGACGCGGTTCTCTACCAGGGGCAGCCGCTTTACCGGACTGGTCAGGGGGAGCCTGCCCTGGGCCTGGGCGTGTCCACCAAGAAGATTCAAAAGCGCCTGGGCAAGAATGGCACCGTCCGGGAGCTTGACGTTGCCCAGGATGAAAATTACCTCCGGGCCTGGGAGATCACCACCAAGGGCGGCCTGAGCGCCACCATCTTAGAGTCCAAAGATCGCTCCCTCCATTTATCTTTGGGGACCGAGCTTAATGCAGAGTATGACGCCCTGGGGATCGCCTTTCAACCCGGAGACATCGTGGCTGGCGCGCACCGGGCTCTACGGTTTGGCAACACCATCAAGTTCGGGAGCGTCATCGAACTCGCCAAGGGCCAAGGCCCCCGGGTTCTGGATCATGAAATCTGGCATCTGGTGGAATTCTGGCTCTTGAATGAGAAGGAACGGGCCAAGATCGCCAAGAAATATGGCGAGAATGAGGAGAGCCGGGCCAACGCTTATATGGCATGGGATCCCAAGAAAGACCCGGACACCATCTTTCAGAAAATACTGGACTTCTTCAAGACCCTCCTCAAGGCCGTCAGCGGCTATGAAAGCGCCGAAGATATTTTCGCCAAGGTGCGCAGCGGGGAGATTTTCGAGCGGGCCCCCCGGGTGCCGGAAGGGTTGGCGCCGGCCAAGAGGTCCGTTGAGCCAGGCGAGGAAAAGCTCATCCAACATGGCCAGCAGGAATTGGCTAAGAGGTATGAGGTTGATCCCGAGAAGGTGGTTTTCAATGGCATAAGCCGGGATTTTGGCTTGATGTTCTTCGATATCATGGATCCTCAGCATCCCCGCTACCTGTCAACCCTGTCTTTGCCCCTGGGAGAGGCCAAGTTTAGCGTTCAGAGAGGTGGCCCCCCGGATGATTTTCTCCTGGGCGTCGAGGGCATGGGGGACACCGCAGAGACGAGGCAAGACTGGACTCCGGAAACCCCCATGACCTTCAAGCGTTTCAGCCGCGAGCTCCTCAAGGACAACGAGGCTTTGAAAACCCGGCTGACCATGCCCGGCAACCGGGAGATCCCGCTGTATATCGGGGAGAGATTCACGGACCGGGCCGGCAACCAGATTATTGACCAGAAGGGACGCACCCGCTTTCTCAACGACCAGGAGATTTGGGAGAGGTTCTACAAGCCTCAGCGTCCCCTCATCGGACAGACCGGGGGCACGGAAGCCGTCCCTCCAAATCCCCTCCTGCCCCCGGAGGGCACGGTGGAGCCCCCACCGAATAAGAAGCCGGGATGGTTGGAACCTGTCAGGCGGAGCCTCAAGGAGAAAATCAGCGTCAACACGATCTCCAACATGGCGAAGTATGCCCACCAAAGCCTGGTGGAGCACATGGGTTGGGCGGCCCGGGAGATGGACAAGGCGGCCAAGGTCCTCGATAAGTACCTGCCCCTCTTCGGCAAGATGGACCAGGACGCCCTCAACCGCTTTACCGACATAGCCGAAGATGGTGAGAAAAACCTGGAAGAGGCGGTGAGAAACGGGGAGCTTTCCCCCGAACATCTGGAGGCGGCCCAGGCGTGGCGCCGGCTGTCGGACGGTTTTCACTTCCTGATTGCCCACCAAAAGGGCGACCAGTTCGCCTACTGGAAAGAATACTTCCCCCGCATGGCGAAAAAACCGGAAATGGCCCAGGAGATTATCTCTCAGTATCTATCCAGCCATGGCCGGCGGGGGGGAGGCGCCGCGGGCTTCCTGGAGGCCCGGAAAATCCTCAAGACCTCTACCCTGTTCAAGCCCAAGCTCCTCGTGCGGGAGAGCGCCGACGGGGGTTTCGAGGTCGTCAAGCGGGACCTGTACGAGAACAAGGACTCGGTGGTCCAGACCTTCGACAACCGGGCCGACGCCGAAACCATGGTGAAGGAGAAGGGAGGCCTGGGCCTGGAGCCCCTGGATACCAATTACGTAACCATGATGAAGGCCAACCTGTGGGAAAAAGCCCGTTGGCTGATGGACAACTATATCAAGAATGACCTGACCGAAACCGGCTTCATGGGCACGAAGAAGATGCCCGGGTGGGTGCCGGTGGCCGATAAGGGCATCTGGCGGGGGAATTGGGCGCATCCCGACTTGGCCTCGGTGATCGAAAAACACTTGTCCCCGGGTATGCGCAACGATCCCCTCTTCAAGCTGTATTATGAGCCCTTCTCCTTTATGAATGAGGCTTTCGTGGGATTCAGCGCCTTCCACGCCAGTTTCTCGACGCTCTCCTTCTTCTCCCACGGCATCGGCATGAACCTCCCCCGGGCAATCGGCGCGGCCTTGCGGGGGGACTTCAAGACCATGAACTTCCACCTGGGCCAGTTGGCGAAAACGGCCAATTTGCCCGGCAGCCTCATGGAAGCCGGCAAATACATTCAACAATGGAAGAATCCCCAGGCGCACCCCGAGTTAGAGTTCATGGTGGACCTCCTGCAACGGGGGGGCACCCGGGTTAAGACGGACGCTTTCAGCAAAGTGAGCCAGTCCTTTGCCGACGCCTGGGCGGAAAACAAGATGGGCTTGCCGCGACAGATCATCAAGGCCATGGCCTGGCCCATAATGAACTGGCTTGTGCCCCGCTTCAAGATCATCGCTGAGGTCCGCCGCCTGGAGGCCGAAATCTTCAAGGCCAAGCAGGAAGGGCGCATCCTCTCCCGGGAGGATTTGACGGGCCTGGCCCAACAGGTCACCCGGGAAGGCGATAACATCTTCGGGCAAATGATTTACGACAACCTGGGGATGAAGCGGGGTTTCAAAGACCTCCTCGGCCTCTACGTCGGTTTCCCCGGGTGGAACCTCGGCAGCCTGAAAATTATCAAGGACGCCGGCATGGGGGCCGTCCACCTGGTCAGCGAGCCGGCCCGGTATCTCGCGGAAGCCCTCACCGGCGGCAAACCGAAGTGGCAGGCCATGACCCGGGAGCAGCGCATGGGCCTGGAGTTCATGGTGGGCATGACCCTCACCATGGCGGTGGGCAGCGCCATAATCCAAAGGCTCCTGGCCGGCGAATGGCCCAAAGACGGCGCCGACCTCTTCATGCCTCGGACGGGATCGCTCCTGACCAACGGCGAACCGGAGCGCATGAGGCTCCCCACTTACATGAGGGACGTCCTCTCCCTGAATCACCCGGTTTCCATGATTCAGCACAAAATGGCCTTCCCCTTCCGCCTGGCTTCGGAGTTGGTGAATAACCAGGACTATTTCGGGACGCAAATCCGTGATCCGTGGGCTTCCACCGGGGAACAGGCCGGCCAGGTCCTCGACTTCGTGGGCAAGAGCCTCCTGCCCTTCGGCGTCCAGGGGGTCATGAACACCGAAGATCCCCGGGCTAAGTGGCTGAACGTGGCCGGGCTAACCAAGGTGCCCCGGGAATACACCAACACCCCGGCTTTGCAGATCATCGATGAATACAATCAGCTTACCCGGGCCACGACCACCACCCGGGAGACGGCGGCCATGAAGGAAACTAAGGCCAACCTCACCAAAATAGCTCGAGCCGGCGACGAGGAGGGCTTTCAGGACGCCGCGGAAAAGGCGGTGGACGAGGGCAAACTCACCCGGCAACAGGTGAAGGAGATCGTCAAGGAATCCCAACAGCCCCCCGGTGTGAGCCGCTTTACCAAGCTGCCCCTGGAGTGGGCGCTGCGGGTGTGGGATGCAGCTAGCGATTACGAGAAGGAGCGTTGGAAGCCCTACTTCCTCAAGAAGATCATGGGGGAGAAGCCGGAAACCCTGATTAAACATCGGGAAGAGACCGCGGGCGCCCTGGAAGGCATGGGCCTCAAAGACGCCGCCGACACTGTGCGGGACCTCACCATGCCCAAGGAGTCCACGCAATTCGACCTGAGCAACTTGGGCCAGTTGATGCAGAACCCCGAACTGGCCGACACGGACGTCCTTGACCTGGCGCTCACCGGGGCCATTGAGAAGAAGCTCGCCCCGAAACCGAGCAAGAAATCCATACCCCGAGTGCGGGTCCAGACCAAGGAAAAGAAAAATAAGTATGGCGTCTTGGGATTGTAACTTTGTCCTTTAAAAATAACCTTTGGGGTCTTAAATAGGACCAGGGAGGCACCCATGACACAGGTAGGGCTCACCACGTTCGCGGATAAGAACTATTGCCTTGAGGGAGTTCTTGCTTTTGAGGCCACAAATCCCTCTAACGGCCAATGGTTCTCCGTCCAGGGCATTGAGAAAAAGACCATCCATTTCGTCATTACCGGGGTAGCCACGGCCAAGCTCTGCGTCAGCAACGAGATTGATCAGCCGGCTAACAACACGGACGGCGTGCAATTCGGCACCGACATTACCCAAAGCTCCCTGGTGGAAATGAAATCCCCGGTGAAATGGATGAAGGTCAAGGTGACCGCCGGGGTTGGGAACGTCAGCGCCTATATCCAGGGCTGTCCGTAACCCTTTTTTGTCAATCAATATGCCTATACGACACATGCAGTTGACAGATGAAAAATAGCGTCCTGTTCCTGTCCCGCAAGGGGGAGACGCTGCCGGTGGTCCGCCGGCTGCGCCGCGAGGGGATTCCGGCGGAGATTTACCTGCACGACCTCCGGTACGCCAACGGCTACAAGAACATCCTCCCCCGGGTAGGACAAGACGGCCTGGTGGCGGCTGTGAAGCGCGCCGACGCCATTGTCATAGACACAATCATCGCCAATGAGAAGACTCCCCGGGACCTGGCCTTCCTGGAGAAATTCCGGATCTCCAAAAACGTCCCGGACATTTACGGCCGCCTGGGGGACATTCTCAAGCGCCCTCCCTGGAGCAAGATGGTTATCGGGGGGGGCGAAGAGGTCGCGGAATACGAACTCAAGAGGCCCAAGGGAATAGAGCTCGCGAAGAAGGCGGGCTTTTCCATTCCTGCCTATCACGAGTTCAAGAGTCTCAAGGACGCGGCCCGGTGGCTCAATTCCTCAGAAGCCAAGAAGGAGAAATACTACTTCAAGGCTGACGACAACGTGGCCCTGGACCTCACCTTCGACGGCACCCCGGAGCAGCTTATCGACTTCCTGACCACCAAGGCCCCGAAGCGCCTGGGGACCGACAAGGTGACCTGCATCCTCCAGGAAGCTATCGAGGGCGACGTGGTGGAACTCAGCCGGGAGGGGTGGCGCCTCCCGGATGGGAAGATGGTTCACCCCAACTCTACCCTGGAAAACAAGAAGCTGCACTCCCGGGACTCCGGGCCCCGGGTGGGTTGCGCGGTGAGCACGGTCTGGAGAGACGCCGATTTCAGCGGGGTCAGCCATAAGCAGCTAGCCAAGGCGGCGAAGCTCCTGGGGGATTACATGGGGGCCATGGACGCCAACTGCATCATCACCCCGGACCTGCAGGCCTGGTTTTTGGAGTGGACCCTGCGCTTCGGCTATTCGGCGCTCTACCTCCTGCTGTCCTTCATCATGCCTGGGAAGTTGGGCAATTTCTTCCTCGATTCCTTCCGGACTCTGTGGAAGGAGGGCTTCGTGGCCTCCCAGGTGCTCTCGCTCTTCCCGTTCCCGCCCACGGATAACAACCGCCTCGACTTCGTCTCGATGATCCAGGGCAACCTCATTTCCGGCCACAAGGTTGATGAAAAGGACTTTTGGTGGATAGACGTCATGGAGGACGCCTACGGCAATTTCCGGGTGGCCGGCGCCGACGGCCTCATCGGGGTAGGGATCGGCCATGACGGGACCATGGAAGGCGCTATCCGCAAGGCCTATGAGAAAGTGAAGAAGATCAACCTCACCGGCAACAAGCAATTCTGGCCCCTCAGCGAACACCTTGAGGGTCATACTGACCGCTATAAAAAACTACGCCGGTGGGGGGTGATCAATGCTTGAGAAGCTGTGCGAGAAGGTGTTCGGGGAGGCGAATCTCAACACCATAATGCTCACCCTCCTCTTTATCGTCATATTCATTCAGGCCCTCGGCAAGGGGGGAGGGAAGTTGCTCGTGGAACTACTCAAGAGATTAGTGGGCCACGGGGGGGTGACGGTGGAGGTCAATCAGGCCAAGGAATACCCCTGCAAAGGTGACCCCAAAAACTGCCCGGCCCATGCCTGTTCGGTGGACCCGAGCCTGTGCCCGGCGCACCAGGCCGAATTTGAG